ACCTCATCGCCAATGTCCACTTGTTCAACTGGTTTGAACGTGCCATCCTGCATTGTGATCATCGTGCCTGCCATGAAACAACCTCCACCGCCGCTACCTGCACTGCCTGAACTAGTGTTACCGTTTGCATTTCCAAATCCGGCCGCTGTCTCTGTGAAATTAAGTCCCGAGTTGAATAGTGCCTTCCAGGCTCCTGATACTTTGACGTAACCTGCCGTGACTGTTTTCCATGCACCTGAAACTTTTGTTTGTATACTTGTTATATCTTTCCATGCACCACCGACTTTTGTGCTGGCCTGTACGCCTACGTTGAAAACAAGAACCGCCAATCCATTCCCTGCCGATCCTGAACTGCCTGCAGTGCCTACTGCCGCACCTGAATCATAATACTGAACACCGTCTATAACCAGTGATGTCACTCCCGGTACTGTTCCCGATCCGTTGTTTTCTGATCCACTTGATGGAACTAGGTTCGAACCTGAGTAGCCACCGCCGCCGCCGTTGTCTCCTGAACCACCCGATCCACCTTTGCCTCCATCGGCTCCACCGCCTCCAGCACCTCCACCACCACCGTCTCCGGAGTGATCCGCACCGTCCTCTCCCAGTGTCCCTGGGCTTTCCGATGTTGCTGAATTGGTGTTTATACCTGATCCACCGTTGGAACTTTTACCTGCTCCGGCACCTGCTCCACCACCACCTGCTGTTGCAACTGCTGATCCGTTTATGAACAGTGTAGTGGCACCGCCTGCTCCGCCACCTGATCCTGAATATGGTTGTGGTCCGGCATTACCGCCTTCACCACCTGAGAAATCTGTCTTTCCTTTACCGTTGGTTCCGCCCGGGGCTCCGCCACCTGACCCACCTCCAGCTCCGCCACCGCCTACTGCTATTTCAAGAGTGTCGTTTACATTTGATGTTAATGAATAACTTGTTTTTGCAACATAGTGTCCTGCCGCCCCTGAACCTCCCGGTCCTCCTGCGTCTGATCCACCACCTGCACCTGCTCCACCCCATAGGTACATGTCTACAGATGTTGCACCCGCCGGTATCGTGATCGTGTTTAGTAATCCTGAGTATTGGAATTTTTTAATTATTGTGGGCATGGTTATGCCTCATACTTGAACCAGAAGTCACCATTGGCTCCATCACTTCCACTTGGGTCACCTGTTTGGACAAATTTTGCAGAGCCGCCCCATAGGTTTCCAAATGTTGCCACCTGTCCTATAGTCGGTACAGTGGTCAATCCAGTGTTTCCTACTGCTATCGCTGAACCTACTGCCGCCAATGTTAATGTGGTTACTTTCAGATCGCCTGTTGATGAATCTGTCGTTAATGGTTTGGTGCCTTTGTTTCCGTCACCATCGTCTGTCATGTCTGACAGTAATAGTAGTTTAGAATATGTTTGGTTCTCACCTGCCGTCCAACGATTCTCTGAAACGTCATAGAACAGTCTTGCATCGTCTGTGTCACCAGTCTCAACAATAAGTCCTGCATCCGTTTCTGAACCACCTGCGTTAACTTTCAAGAAAGTGTCTGAGTGTTCTACTATGTTTGATGATGTGTAGTTGTATGCGCCACTTACGTTTAAATTTCCTACTATTGTAAGATCACCTGTGATGTCTACTCCGCCGTCTGCACCTGTCAATTGTAAAGGTGTTTTTGTTACTCCGCCGTCATTCACTGTGAATTTTAAATCTTTGTCCTGTGATGTCTGTGCAACTGTTACATTGTTACTTGCAACTGTCACTGTCAATTCTTGTGAATCTCCAATGATGATTCCTGAGTCTGTGTCTACCGTCAGTGCACCTGTCGTGGTGTCCGCCGCATCTGTTCTCAGGAAGTTACCACCTGCAATCAATGTGCTTGAAGTATTTGTCGTTCCGGATACATCGACTATGCCTGTCTGTGAACTAGATCCTTCGAACACTGCTCCCAGTGTAGAGTTCAATGTTAATCCTGCTTTGATTGATGCGAAACCTGTCTGTGTCACGCTTGGCGTGAATGTTTCTTTTGAAAGTATTGCTACTCTGGTGTTTCCTGCGTACATGGATGAAACAACCTTGTTTCCACCTGCACTACCTAGTGTTTCTATCTTCCAACCTGACAGTGTCTGTCCTGCTGTGTAAACTGGTCCAACCAATTGGAACGCTGATCCTGTGTAGATGTAAAGCTGATCATCGTCTGAATCATGCCAAAGGTCTCCGGCTGAGGGAGAAGTTGGTGCCGATGCTTGTGATTTCGCGGCGCCTGTTGGTTTGAACGCTGATCCGTCGTAAACTTTTAATTGTCCTGTGTTTGTGTCAAACCACAACTCACCTGTTAGAGGTGCTGTGGGTGCCGATGTTGAAGCGGCGTTCTCTAATAATTTTACTAGGTTCTCGTTAAGTCCCTCACCAAATCCAGAGAAACTCTTGCCGAAAAGTTGTACGGAAGTGGTATTGTCTACTGTACCATCTGTTATGGTAGTTACTACTGATCCATCTGTTTTGTTGATTGTGTATGCCATTTGCTTGTATTTATAGTCTTCCGGCTACAATATTAATTGTGCCTATTTCGGTTGAATTGTATGCTTCCAGTGCCTTTCCTATCACTGTACCCATCGCAGGGCTGGTTCCTGTCCTAGCAACACCTGGATGTTGTGAGTGTGTGACTAGCATGTCTCCCTTGCTGATCTGTCCAATAACTTTGCACTTAACTTTTCCCTGAAGTGCTACCGGTAATCCTGTTGCATCTGCATTCATTAGGTATGCTGGATTTTCTGATATAACTCCTGCCACCCTTGCATCACTGCCTATGCTTGAAACTGTGATCTCTTTCTCACCGCCAAATATAACAACCGTACCCACTTCGTATTCAGAATCAGATTCGTATATCTCAGCCAAGTCAGCGTATTGTGCCGATGTTGCTTTGGCATGGACCGTGTTGTATCCTTTGCTTGAAGATCCAATGTCATATGTAGCATCTGCGTCTGGAATTATTGCTTTCGATGTTAATGTACCGCCCAGCACCAAAGTGCCCATTGTGTTAGCACCTGAACTTGTTAGGTTTCCTGTAATATTTCCTGTAACATTTCCTGTTAATGCTGTTTCAATTGACGTTGCCTTAATTGTACCAACAACATCTAATTTTACAGTTGGCGTTGCTGTTCCAATACCTACCCTGGACTCCGCTCCGTCTATTGTCATTACTGTAGTTGTTGTTCCGCCATCATTTACTTTGAATGTTATATCTGTGTTTACGACTGTGTTTGATACTATTGCACCCGTGGAATCAACTGTTATTGATAAGTCACTGTCTACCCCAACAACAACACCGCCGTCGTTGGCAACTGTGAATGTTCCTGATGTTGTGCCGTTGGCATTTGACTTTAAGAAAGTACTTGCCGCGGCTCCACCTAGTGCATCTGAATCTGTTGCTGTGCCTTGAAATTTTGTATCTGCTATTGCAGTGGTTAGTGTTATACCTTTTTTAATTGTTGCAAATCCTGATATGGCCGCTCTTGGTGTGAAGGTATCTTCTGAAATTATCGCAATCAGGTTACCGTCATTGAACAATTTTGTGATGTTCTGTGTCGAGTCTGTTGAATCTGCTATTGAGTCATATGTGAATCCATTTGTATTTCCTGTTGAGCTCGGAGGTCCTACCAGCACGGAAGTTGCTCCATTGTAGTAGTAAAGCTGTCCTGTGTCTGAGTCTATCCAAAGATCTCCCTGTGTAGGAGTTGTGGGTTCCGATGATTGGTACGGAACGTTACCACCTGATGGCACGAATGCTGTTCCTGAGTATACCTTCAACCTGTTGGCAGAACTGTCATACCACAGCTGACCTGTTATAGGTTTGGTGGGTGCTGTTGTGTTTGCAAAGTTCTCTAGTAGTTGCAGAAAGTTCTCCGCAATCACTTCTCCGTAACCTGCATACCCTTTCCCTATGAACGAAAGATCAGTCTGGGTGTTCACAAGACCGTCCTGTACCGTGTACTGGTTTGGCGATGCTGAGCTATTTGACTTGTTTACAGTGTACGCCATCTATTAGTATCCTGTGTTACCACCTGAAGTCGTTCCACTCACTGTGTTTGAAGTTGACAGTGCAGTCGAGCTTGTTTCAGTGAATGTTGTTAAACTCTGAATCCTTAAAGTGTAATCAATTTGTATTAATCTGTTTAGAGATTTCTGTACTGGGTGGAATATGACATGTGTCAACAGTTTGTTTGTCGATCCGTTCTCTGTCCCTTCGAAGGATTTCAGTCCTAATTCATCAAACACATAATCGCCATTAAAATCTGTTGTGTTGTCGAATGCGGCCTGTCCTGTGGGCTCACCATAGTCCAGTGTGCAAGTCACAACAATGTCAGTGTATTTGTTACCTGCTGTGTGTCTCACTTCCATCTTGTTCCTTGTGGTGTCCTTATTAGTAGCAGAATTATCATCTACTACTTTATAATATGTTTGGTTGTACAAATTTGCATTTGTACCTGTTGAGTTTGGTGTAAGATATGTGATTATACCTGTAGGATCAACAGTTGTTCCGCCATTACCTAATGCCATCTCATGAACGAACCCTGAGGTTTTGTTTGCCAGCGAGTTAGCCAATGCCTGAGACATGTTCTCGTAGTGTATTGCGTTTCTTTTATCAACAATCACTTCGCCCGTTTCTGGATCGAAAATCTTGATGTGTCCCGTCATCATAACACCTGTGTTATCCTGGGGTTTTTTATTTTCTTCTTTTGATTCTGTTTGTTTAGTATCCTGTGTCATCTAGTGTATTTATTCAGGTGAGTTTGTTGGCTCGTTAGCTATGAATTTAGCCTGTTGAGTGGTTGAAGCCTGTAAGCCCCTACCATCAGCTGGATTACCATCTAATGCCGTGTACCATACCTGTCCTTTCTTGTGTAAGACTTTAACTTGTGTTCCTGATGCTGGAATAGTGATTAAAGTCACTGTTGATCCCGACACAGAGTAGTTTTCAGTTGATCCGTCTTCGCTAGTAAGCAACAATCGTTGGCCACCAATGAATATGTCTAACTCACTAGCGGAAGCCGGGGCTTGTGATAGTGTGAACGCTAAAGTACTACCATCGCCTGTGAAGGTGTTGGTGTATACCGTGTCCACATAAGGTATAGTTTGAGTTCCGCTGGCATCTACCACTAGTGTGCCATCGCTATGGTCCTTAATTCCTGTTCCAAGTGTTCCACGTCTTAGCTGTCCCAACGTGTCACCATTCTTGGTAAAATATTCTATTCTTTCCTTGTCAATGAAGACCACACCCGGCATGTTGTTTGATGCATCGGGTTCTGGCAATGCAGTGCCGTCCTTGACCTGTATAGTGTTTATCGTATCTGTTAAATCATCAACCAATTCCGTTGTTGAGTTCTTGCTGATACGTTTGTAGAATGTTCTGTTCAGCATGTCTTTGAATATTCTAAATCCTGTTGCACTCACGGCAGATTCCAATGCAAAGTACATCACATCCAATCTGTCTGATGCTGTTATCGTCTTGCCAACAAACGTTATCGTGTTGCCAGTCATTGTGAAATCATAATTCTGTACCTGTTGAACTCCGTTCAACCAAACAAAAGTGTATCCTGCATTCAGTGGATCAAATCTTAGTTTAAATATGTTATCCGGTTTTCCTTTTAACACCTCTCTTCTCAGTTTCATTCCAAGTGCATTGTTGAATGTTGTCACCGACACCACGTCATTGGCTGTAAGTGTCTGCCCGTCTGATGCCAACTGTGCCACATCTAGTATTACATCTGTCCCTTGATTGTAGTAATGGTTGTCAGCTATTGTTGTTATTGCAATTAAATCTGTGCTATCTGGTGCAGTAACAAAAACCACCCTGTCCGCCGATGATGCCGTGTCCGCTGTTGTTGTGGTAGTGTCACCTGTCTCTGATGTTTCATCCGCTGTGTGTATTCCATTTCCCAGATCGACTGTGTAGTGGGTGTTCAGTATCTGCTCAACTCCATTTATGTGTACCTGTATCTGCGATGCACTCGTGATCACCTTTGCAGGATCTATCGTTGAGTCTTCACCCAGTGCTGGTCTTCCTGCCGTGTCCGCTGTTATTGTATGTGTGTCCGCTGTCTCTGATATTGCGTCTGTTGTGCCTACTGTGCCACCCAGGCCTGATGGTGCATTGAAATCATATCGAGTAGTCGTTCCGTCGCCTAGGTAGTAACTTACGTCAGGCCCTCTCAGTACTTTCCCATTTGCCTCAACGATCGTTAGTCCTGCTAATGGACCTATTGATCCAGGTGGATATGTCAGTGTATATCTTTCTGTTGATCCATCATATGTGATCGCTTGGTTCCTGATGCTCGCAAAACTTCTCGTGCTTGTTGTAGATTTGTTGAATCCTGCAATCTGCACAAATGCATCTGCTGTCGGTGCCGAATTGAATGTCACCGTGATCGTGTTCGCAGTTGTTGTAGTCGAATAAGCTGTTGTAGGTACACCATCTATTGTGATGTACACATCAGACACCGTTGAATCTAAATTGAATTCACCCCTCGTTGAGGTAGTGAACGTGACTGTGCTTCCATCCCCTGTGTACTGGTCCAGCACCCTGTAATTCTCTCCGCTTATTGCAAACACTTTTGTCGACACAACAGAATACTCTACAGGTGCAGTGTTAAACGTAATTGTTTTGTTGCCAACATCTATTGTGTAGTCTGTCGTTAATTTTTTAACAATGCCATCCACCGCAACAGTAACCGAACCAAGTGTTCCTGGATAGTCCCCAATGCTAAAAGTTGTTGTGGAACCTTCAACTCTGTGATTCTTCTCAGATATAAATGGTACTCCCGATTCCGGAGATGTGTAAACTTTTATGTCCAGTGTGTCAAAAAGCTGTCCTGGGACTGTCTCTTCCGGTGCGTAGCTGGTGTCTGGTGATATGAAATCATCTCCTTCCAATATGATGTCACTAGGTGCGTGTCCTAGTGCTGATCCAAAAAGTCCGCCCTGTACTATAGAGTCCAGTGTCCTGTCATCTGTTGGCGTCAACACACCATCGTCGTCGAACGGTATGAACTCCACTAGTGCACCTGCGTCTGGTATAGTAGTTAAAGTAAATGCTGTACTTGATCCATCACCTCTTAATATGTCGTTTAATTTTTTCCTTGTGCTGTCACCTTGTGTGACGTACACTTGATACACATCACTTACTGACGGTGCTGGTGTGATGGTGAAAGTTCCTGTCGTTCCGTCTGCACTAAATGCCTTGACTCTAGATTCTCCGTAAGTGTCCCAAGGGAAATCATACCATCCTTCTTTGTCCCATCCTTGTCCTTGTGAGAACAACAGTCCTGTTACCATAGTTCCACCATAATCAATTCCCGACATCACTTGTGACAGTTCGTTGCCTGCCATTCCTGCCCCTGGTGTATAGAAACCTTTGGTCCTGTCCGCGGCTGTCAGTCCTGTTTCATCTCCGTACACTTTGTACACACTGCTGATGTTGTCATCGAACACTGTTGTTGCTGTGAAGGCATTTGTAACTTTGTAAAGTTGGTTTTTATACCTAAGTAGATCATTGAACACATAACTGGTCAATGCCGTCCAATCGACCACTCTTGATGTGCTGGACACCCTATCAAATTTTATTGTTGTGTTTATGTCCCTGACTAGATCATTGTTCAAATTCGCATATGCTCTAGCAGTGTCAGTTGGCGTTGATCCATCGGATGCACCTCCAGTTAACACCACCATGGGTGTTGAAGTGTAGTTTGCACCGATACCTGTTACAGTTACTTTTGTTACTGTGCCACCAACCACCGTTGCCGTGGCAGTTGCCGCAGTAGTAGCCGGTGTTGTGTACATCTTGAATGCACCGGATATTGTTGTCTGAGCTGTGATGCTGGTGCTTGGTCCATAGAACGTGCCTGTGTAACCATCGAACGTGTAGCTGTTTGTCGTGCCTGCCCCGCCGTTCTGTGAATCGTATATCTCTGCTTGTTCCTCACTAGTGAACAACGGATAGAAGTAACCATAACTGCCTGATGTTGCCCCACTCGAGCTTGTTGCTAGTATCTGGAATGGACCTGTTGATCCAACCATTCCTCCCACTAATGTGACTGTAGGGGCTGTGGTGTAGCCGGAGCCACCTTTGCTGACTGTTATTGACGAAACGTATTTCTTGTGGTAGTCATTCCACATCTGCCAGGGATACTCTGTAAGTTTGTCTGTGTCGGTATCAACATTCAAGGATCTAATCTTTCCTGTTGTCGCATCATAGAATGTTGGACTGTCAAAATCAGTGAACAGGCCGTCCTGTGTATCAATTCCTGTGTGTCCTAATCTGTATTCTCTTAATTTTGTGTGGAATGGTTTAACTTCGTTGATGTAGCTCTCTATCCAACTGTCTGTGCCTATTGTATATGTCTTTCTCTGGTCTAGGGGTCTGACAGAGTTCTTGGCGTTGACAAACGATGTCTTGAATACCCAGTCCACATAGGTCTGTTCTGAAAGTACCTTACTCAATCCTATGAAGAACAGTGTGTTGTACTCGATCGCCAGTTCATTTATGAATATATCATCTCTCAGTGCCGTTAAAATATTTCTAGTCTCTATGGAAGGTTCCTGGTCGAAGAAATTGTCATCAAAATTGTCGCCTCCAGCGAAACCGGACGCATCCAGTGAGTAGTCATAAAGTTTAGTCGATAGCCTTATTGTCCCGTTCTCTGTACCAACATTTGTGTAGCCATCTGCCGTCTTCATGAACAGTTTCCATCCACCTGTGTCCGCACTAGTGACCTTAACGTGTTTTCCTACTGCAAGATCCAGTGAGTCTAGCTCGTATTCATAAGTCACCTGTTTGTCAATAGGTGTGTTTTCATTGTGTATCATCTCATGAATAGCAGGATCCGTGCCATACCAGTCTGTGTAACTCCAGTAACTTGATGTGTTGTAGGTCTGTATCTTGGTTTTGGACCATTCTGTTCCGTCCCATGAGTATATCGCCCAGAAATTATCAGCTGTCTCATCTGTCCTGACCAGATAATTCACTGTTCCTGATATGTCTGCCGTGTTTATGTAGTTCAGTTCAGCGTATGTGTCCACCGCCTTGTCCCATTCGAGGCTCTGTGCAGTGGGTTCCGATTCTTTTGCATCAAGGTTGGTTAGTTTGAACTGTCCCACCAACTGATATTTCTTCAACACGGAGTTGGAGTAGTCTATTATCTCCTTCAGTGCCGCGTATCTGTCCGCGTACCAACTCTGCCTAGGTCTCACACTGTTTCCGTATCTCTCGTTCACTGGAAGATTAATATCCGGCACTGTGTCGCCTGACGTGTTCTTACCTATTAGTGAATCCCACCAACGTGACTCTATTGCTGTTCCTGGTCTGTAATTCTTGTCTCCCTCTCTCGCTAATTTCCATACCGAGTGTGCATCTCCGTCGAATGTGTTGGTCCTTATGTCAACATTCAGTACTATGTCACTATTGACTAGACCGTATACGCCATTTATCAATAATTTGTTTGTGTCGGTCACAGAGTAATACTTCAAGTTAAACCTTCCAGGATTTACTATTAGATTTGCTACGTATCCTGTTGTGTTCTTCCTCACAACCACACTGTTCAATGGTACTGTTGCTTTGTTTCTGACCCAGTAGTAGTAGTAATTTACAAAAGTGTCTAGTCTAGAACTGTATTTCTGTATTACTGTGTACTGTGAGTCATCAATATTCAATGGTGTTCCTGATATTCTTTCCGTTACACCCTGCTGTGTGCCGGATCTTAGATTCCATGCACTAGGTAGGATGGTCGACTCCGTCCATTCATACACGTCTATGCTGGATCCTGGGAACAATTTGCCCCAATTATTTGTTTTAAATTCTTGTGTTCCTTGTTCATACCATGTCCATTTCACTGTTGACAGATCCCACCATGTTTCTCCTATGTGTTCTTCTGCCCATGGCGTTTTGGTGTCGGCATTTGTTCCAAAATTATAGGTTGCTGGATCCCACGTTGTCTTGATGTTGATCTCCCTGTCAGCCACTCCCGGTATCCTGCCCTTGATAGGATCGTAGAGCTCGTAGTATTCCCTAATCTGTTTGGTCTTGTTGTTGAAGTCAAAAACCTGTCCCAGTCGATCGATGTTGATCAATGGATTTTCCGTCACGAGGTTTTTCCATGCATACTCGCCATTCACTGTTAGATCATAAACGTTTACTGTTCCGTCATTTGATATCTTGGCAACTCCGTCTGATACATCTGTGTTACCATCATCCTTGGGTGATCCAACTAACACTGTATTGTCTATCATGCATACTCCTCTGCCGAAGTCATCATTCTCTGACACGCTGTCTGCTACCAGCCGATCGTCTATCACAAATTTAGTGTTGTACATAGTAGCTGTGTATGCCGCTCCCGATCCTATGTTTAAGTCACCAAACGTTGTGTCCTGTAGGTCAAAAGTGGTCTCACCAGAGTCAATTTTCATCTCCTTAGCATTTGCAAAGTTTTCAGCACCTATCACTATTCTTGTCCCTGAGTGGTTTATGTCCAGGCTCGTTCCAAATTTCATGTTGCTCTGTGTTTCTGGAGCACTTACAGTCTGTTGTAGTGTGTATGTGTTTGTTGAACCGTCCGCATTCCACTTGTAATAATATATCTCGCCGGCGTCTGGTTGAATTGTGCCGTCCACTCCGGGTGCTCCTATAATCAGTGCTGTTCCGTCCTTGCTCATTGCAATTGATTCCCCAAAAGCTGTGTTCACTGTTGAACCATCCGATGCTACACCTGTCAGTGTCTGTGCTAGTGCGAATGAGTTCTGTGAGCTCCCGTCATTTGCTTGTGAATTTTTGATGAATATTTCCACCTTGCCTGCATTGCCTGGTGCTAACGAACTGACTGCCAGTATGTCACCGTTGTCGTTGGCCGCAATCCTGTGTCCAAATCTTTGCCCACTGCCGCCGTCTGGTGCTTCTATCGTGTAGTCTTGTGTCCACGTGGAATAGGTTGATCCATCTGCACCAATGCCCCAAGTGTACATGTACACCCTACCCTGGTCGCTGTCATGTCCTGGTGCTGAAACAAATAGATATTTCTGTGCTGTACTTCTCACTGAACTTAACGTTGGTTCTGAAATCTTGTGTGCCCAACCAAAGTTTAGGCCTTCGTTGGCAGTAGAGCCGTCTGTTGGTGGAATCACAGTTTCCAGTAGTCCATACTTAAATGTTACTGGATCCCACACATAAATCTTTAATAATCCTGAGTTCAGTTGTCTAGTACTGCCGTCCAATCCTATCGTGTTCGTAAATGGTGCACCTGCTACTACAAAGTTCTCATCTGTACTCATCGATAAAGAATCTCCCAGTCTGCTGGTGTTGTCATCATTGTCTGTCATTGTGCCTGTTAACTGCGTCTGTAACAGTGTCCCTGCCGCTGAAGAAGACCTGAAAAGGAATTGTATCTCTCCCTGACCTTTGCCTGGTGCTGAAATCACAACTGACCTTCCATCATTCCTTGCCACTATTCTGTGTCCAAACTCCTGGTCTACTGTTTCACTGTCTGGTGATAGTACTAATTCTGTAGTGTATGGATCTTGTTTCTCGTACACCCGCCACAGACCGGAACTGTCAGCGTCTGCGAACACCTTGTCTCCTTCCTTTTCGATGGCTTCATTCTTATCATTGTAGTCTGCGTAACTTAGAAGATCATTCACATTGTCCATTGAGCTTAACCTTACTGATACTAACTTGTAGACGTTGCCGTAGCTGTCTGCAGTTGATCCATCTTCTAGTGCCGGTATGAATCCAGTGTTACCTGTGTAATCTATTATCACAGTCTTGTGATCTGGTGTGCTGGTCACTTGGTACACTCCGTTGAGCGTTATCTCCTCACTGTTCGATATGCCAAAGTAGTCGGCCTGTTTGCTAGTGGAGCCTGCTGACAGGCCATGTGAACCTGTGAATGTTATCTCTAGCTGTGCGGCATCATTTATCTGTTCCAGCGTGGCTATCTTGTATCCAGCCGATGTCAGTCTGAACACGTCCCAATCTCCGTTGCTCTTGTTGGCGACCCACACTAGATCATTAGCTGTTATGGCGTTCATGTCTAGCCTTAGAATATCTGCTATATTGAATGCTGTGTGCTGTACCTGGTTCAATTGTGGGTACCCTGCTGTTTTATAAACCTGTGCAATGTCTCTGTCTACTCCTTCCTGTGAGTAGTCTAATCTGCTGAATGTTGTTGCGGCTGTGTAGTCCACTGGTTTACTGTATAATTCAGTTTTTGTTACGAGTTTTGATCTTGGGTATTCCAAAGTGTTATTCGACGTGTCAAACAGTTCCAGACTCTGCGGGTCTGCTGTGATCTCGTTATCCCTCAGTGTAATCTGTATGTTCTCTATAGAATCTGTATTTCCAAATTTTCCTGTCCTGATCATCCACTCCGGATGCAATTCTAAATTAATGTCTTCTCCCTCATACTGGGCTTTTAGCAATCTGTTTATGGCGTTCTGTGTTCCCTTCTCCCTAATGTACCCCTGATAGAATTTGTACTGAGAAACATCGTTAACAAAAAGATTCTCTAGGTAATCTCTAGACTGATAACCTATCAGTCTCTGTGCCAGCTGTTGTTGAGACTCATCGAAGTTGTTGGATTCTAGATCGTAGAAATCGCTGAACTGTGATATCTTGTAGTCAAAGTTTGGAATCAACTGCGGTGCTGGTTTTTCTTCTTTTAAAATCCAGTTAGTGTTGTCAAATTTTGTTGTCGAGTTGTGATTAACTTTTGTCACATAGAACTTTCCTTGGTACTCCACTGTGTCACCTATTCTGTAATCTGTGTTTGCTGTCCAGTAAGTTACCTGTGCCGCATCAAATACAAATCCCGGAGCGTAGTAGTCGCCATTCCATCCGGCTGTTTTCCAACCAACAACTTTCAATCTCTGCTGTCTGAATCCTGTTGCTAGATCATATATGATGTCTGCAAATACTGTGCTGTTGTCAAACAACAGTATGTGCTCTTTCTGCACTGTGTTTAGTGCCACATTGTACAGACCGCTGTCTGACTTGATTCCTAGTTCAAATGTCTTGCCAATACGTTTAGTTGAGATATCTCTAATATCTATCTTCCTTCCGCCTGCATCTAGTAACGAATAGTCTCCTGCTAGGTTTCTCAACTTGCCAACAACCGAGTTGTTTGTGTCTAGTTCAAAACCATCAGCGGCCGGTGATACTGTAACAGCCGAACCTGGTGCCCATTCTTGTGTGGTCCAGAATAGGAATTCCCTGACTGCATTTGACCAGTTAAGCGTCTCTTTCAATTCGTTTGAAAATTTATTAAATTTAAATCCTTGGTCTTCTAGCCAGTGTCCGTATCCAAAAAGGAAATCTGTGACATCCTGTATTGTGTTGAACACATGTCCATAAGGTATAGTCTGTGTAGCCTCTTGGAAGGTATTAAATTTTTTGACCGGTGTCGCTCCTGTGACCGAGACTGCTGAATGCGTAGTTGTCTGTACAGGATAGTTAAATTTAAAATATGGTTTTGTTGTTGAATAGCCAAGAACCTTGTAGCCTCCTAACAGTGTTGATCCGTCCTGTCCTGTATCAGCGTTCTTCTCTATCAATACACCAGAGTAAGTAAAACTATCAACAGGGTTTGATGTCCGGAACAAAATCTTGTAGTTCTCATCAGGTATGAACTTACTGCCTGATGTCGAACCCGGAGATACTGAATCTGTTAGAATTTTTAAGTTGTCCTTGTCTGTAAATCCTCCTAGTTTGTATGCCAACTGTACAGACAGTTTTTTCATCTTGTTGTAATAGAATGTAGATACATCCAAATCACGTGATATCAAATAATTGACCACAAATGGTTGATATCCTGCTGTCTGATACCTCGTTGTCACTCCAGTAGTGTTGTCTGTTACGGTTTCCAAATGGTACTTCATCGTTGACAACTGTGCTCTTATTCCTGTGTCCTTGTATATTTCATTTCCGCTGACGTTGTAAGTTAATCTAGAAGTATCAAGCAGGCATGTAAAAAATTTAGCTGGTTTTGTAAGTGCAAGTGTCTTCATTGCGGTGAAAGGATATGCACTTGATTTCCTCCATGACGTCTCTGCTGGACCCCAATCTCCGAATTTCCATGAAGCCTGTCTGCCCGGTATGTCAAAGTTGTCTACAAGTCCTGCCGCAAGTGGATCTAAAAGGTTACCTGATGCATCAACTGGTAGATAGCTTTTTATACCTGGCTTTCCATACCTGCCTGGTTCCGTAGCAATGGCTGTCCATAAAGGATCATTGGCCGATGTGTACGGTGCTGGACCGTACAGTGTTTCCCAGTCTGTTGGCTTCTCTGAATATCCCAACATCTCCCATGGTCTTACATGCGGAGCATCTGTGTCATAGAAATAGTTGTATATCCCTCTCCAGTGTCCTGGTAGAGATTGAATGTTTAATCTGTCAGTGCTTCTAGCATAGTTGTATGTGAACGGTGATCCTTCCACAAAACTTGTGTTGTTAATATACTGCACATTGTTCCTACCGGACCATGTGTAGAAATCTGTTGCCGCAACATCGTTGATTTCTTGCAGTGTATATTCTGTTGGAGTGAATGCACTAGGCATCACATCATGTATGTCAAGTAAAGCTGGATCGTGTGCTGTCTTGATGTTATTGTAGATCCGTTTCTCTAATTCAAGTATCAGTTCATCTCTCTCATCTCCGTATGCTTTTATGATCGAACCATCATGTCTCCTGATCACTGCTGTGTCAGTTATGTAAGTTGTATCTATGAAAGACTCTGGTTTGAATTTTGGATACATTCCAAGTTTAGTCGGACTTGGTGGCATGTAACTGCCTGTTGTATCTGCGTAATCTTTGATCACTATCACATCGTTCTCCGCAAGGGTGGCTGATATTGTCAAGCTGTCGTCTGTTGTGCTGAAAGTGTAGTCTGTTCCTAGAAGTAATTGCACATCATTTAGATAAACATAAACTGCTCTGTTACTTGTTGTTGTTATATTGTGTTGTGAGTCTAATGCATAATCTGTTTGTGACGCTCCTAGTACCGTGTAAGTCCTTGTACTAACATTTTCTCCCCAGCCTATCATGTCCTCGTAGTAGAATGGAAAACTACTATTCCTGCCAGGTATTATCGCTGATATAATCTCATCTACTCTGTCTGTGGCAACACCTTCATATGCTGTGCCTGTTGCGTGTGTAAGAAAAGAGTTATACCATTTCTCGTATTCCTGGCTGGCATGTTCAATCGCCAACACAGTATTGGCTTCCTGATCTATCAGTCCAAAAACTGCTGGAAGTAAAGGGGCTTGGTGTTGGTGTATGCTACCGCCCTTGAGTCTCGCATCTGGCTTGTCTCTAAGATTTGACGTTCCGGGTATTGCTCCTGTTACATCCTGGTTCTTGTCAAATATATCTCTCACATGATTTACAATCTGCCCAAACGTGAATGTACCTAACTGCTGGTTCAAAGTGTTTGTAGCTAAATTTTCCGGTATTTCGTAAATCCCTTTGTCAACTAACTTGTCAGCACTGCTGTAACCAGCGATCCTAATTTGGTCGTTCACTGTCAATGCATTGATGAACTTCACATATGTATTCGTTGCTCCGTTAACAAGTGTGTAGTCTGTTGCTATTGTTTTTCTTGCACCATTTACTGATACTGAAACTTCCAGATCTGTTAGTGCGGCAGAATTCTTGTAGAAGTCTATAGGGAACAACTGTTTCTCTGTGTCGTCCACTATGTACGTCCTGATTACCCTCTGTTTGCTGTCGTTCGTTCTCTTGACCCAAGCACCTTTGGAGTTATGTGTTTCCGAGCCTGTGGTGTAGTGAAGGTGTCCTTCGGCTAGTTTCTTTGTAATAGTAGTTGGTCCAGATTTGTATGTGAACGTTCCCGACGTATGGTCCGAATCAAATACAATATCTCCAACATTGTTTATAGTGTTGTATTTTACTTTTATACCCAGTACAGTATCTTCAGTTGCTGTATCTGATGTTGCAAATTCAAAAACCTTGGCTCCCACAAATGTCGAGTTTGGATATTTTGTGGTATCATCAAAGCTAGTGTGTGTATCATCCCACATGCCAAATAATGGCTGTTGGTTGACACCTGTCTTCTGCTGTGCCTCTATCCAAGTAGTTGTAGCAAGGTTATAATAAAAGGTCTTGCCTTGGTTCGCTGTCCCAAATTCCACAAACACACTGTCATTATTTGCCGGAATTGCGTCCTCTTCTGCGGTGAGTGAAATCACCTGTGTGCTGTCTCCTGCTGTCGCAAAGCTGACCTTGTATATCTTATTCTTGACTATGGGATCAGTGTCTGCTGAGAATATTACTCTCATTCCTTCTGCTAGAGAAATACCATCAACTATGTAACCTGTCTGAAGTACCACATCGCTGAAGGCATCCGTAGTCACTGTGTCAAACAACGTTACTGAATTTTTAGCAACAGTTCCGTGATTGTAAAGTGCAAGTCCTGAATCAAATTCAATTATGGGTCTCTTTGCCCTGTCCTTTTCATCCAAGTTTGGTGTGTATCCGTTTATTTTAGATATTTCCCCTATGACAGACTTATGGAACCATCTGTTGTATCTCGACCATGCATTTTGATCTCGTGAATCTCTTTTTATTGTTATATAATCCTTGGTTTCCGGTGTAAAGTATGCAAGAGCATAGGGCCTCGAGTCATACTCAGCCGAATCGTAGGTTGTAGTGCTTTCCGTGGAGTAACTTTCCGGTGTTATAAGATTAGCAACATTGGTCAACGTTATTGACTCTCCTACTCCCTCCACGTAGTATTCCTTATTAAGATATGGTGAATTCGTTGCAAGTTGTCCTGCTGTAAATTTTACTTTCATTCCATTAGAAAGATTTAATGTTCTTAAGCTGTAATTCTTGACCCCTACTATGTCGTCCTCGGGATTAATTTTTGCCAGTGTGCTGACATCTCTAATCTGCAATATACCATACATGGCGTTATGATTACCGCACTGGTAGTATAAAGTATCAGGTGTACCTGTAAGTGGAACTGTGAATGTGACTGTACCGTAATCGGCTCCGTTGTTGGTCACGCCTGTTGAGTAAAGTGTTGATGTTGAACCATCCTCTGCAATCTGACTCTTGTATGGTTCAGTCATTATGTAGAAAGGATGTCCTTTTGCGTTTACATTAAATTTGTATGTGTTCCCCCTGTACAATTTTATTATAGGATTATTTTCTCCGGGTCTGTGACCAAAGTTGTATGCACCCTTGGCAAGATTGACCACAGCATATTCTGCCACTACCGATGGTCCTACTGAGTCTATCTCTATTGCATTTGGACCGTTCGGCATCCAGTAGTATTCCCTATAGTTGACCAACTTGTCGTAATCTATCGCTGGGTTCCATCCATAGACCGTTTCCTTGTTGAGCCTGTCATGATTGTCTACCTTCCCGCCAAAGTACTTGATTTGGTTTATGTAGTCATCGTATGTTCCTGTGAACTTGACCTGATCCTCTGGATTTATCGATGTGGTGTCCTTATCTGTATATGTCACTGCAGGTTCAAGCTGGTATGCCATCCTATCCCTGCTGGTAGCTGTGAGATATCTGTCTGTTACTGATCTAGTATAGGCATCCTTCCTACCGATGTAGCCGTCTAGTCTCTCTAATGCACCTTTCTGTACCAAAGGATCAAGTGTGCTTGACAGGAATCTCTGGTTGGAATCTGTTCTGTAGAATGCAGGTAGATGTTGTACAGTCCTCCTGTACTCGTTGTTGTCTTGTTTGACAACTTCGTTATTGGTTGATGCGTTTGTTGTATTGTCGGCCATTAGTATCCAGCCCCACTACTGCCGGTACTTGATCCTGAACCTGTTGTAGCGGAGCCTGACACTGCTGATCCTGTTGTAGTATTTGTTGTGGCAGTTGATGTTGATGTAACCACTGTGCCGGAAGTCGCCAATTGGTTGGCTCCCAATGCACTAATAATTGAAACATCATCAACGGTGGCCCCACTGATAAAAATCTCGTCTGCCGCGGAATTAATCTGGAACAGAGACCCAAATGTCTGTCCTGATTGGTTTGGCACAATAACTGCTGTCAAAAGATCTGGAGCAAGTTGATTGTGTATGTAAGCGGCTAGTTCTGTGAAATAAAAAGTATCTCCAAAATCCCAGTTGTCCAGTGCGAAGAATTCATTCACTGCGGCAATGACCCTTGTCTTGATCACTGCATCTGTTACATTGGTTTTTGTGTTCTTAACAACTTTGAAAGTTGCCTGCAGTTGTTCTTCTGCATTTGCACCAAACAGTATCTTGTATTTTACTGGGTGATATATGATCTGATCCGAAAGTGATTTAAGAGGATTAAGAATCCCTGAGTAGTTTATCCTCAGCTGGTCCGATGTGGAAGTCAGTGGTTTTACACCGCTGTCCTGTAACCATATCCTGAATAAGTTATCGTATGTTCTCTCTAACAGATATATGTCAACTATGTTGGACACACTGGGATCAATCCTGGTCTCTTGCCCTGCATTGTGTTTGTATTGGAAACTAATTGAACTCCTGCCTCTCCTTGCTTGGTAGTCTGTTGTTGTTGACAAAGTGTTTGTTGTTGAACTGTACGATTTTATCACGTCCTCATCAGCATCATAGAAATAGAACAACTGTCCGTTGGTGTATATTGATGAATTTAAAGTAATCGACTCTTCTTTCTCTGCTACTACAAAGTTTGTTGCGGCATACGGTCTATATCTCTCCACGGTGTCGTATGATATGTATTTCTCAAAGAATACGAATTTTGTACTTTCTGATAATGTTGGTTCGACAACTATGTCAAAAATTTCTGGATTGTCGACCACCCCGTCATCATCATCATCGTGGAATCCAACCTTAACTTTCCTGTTGTCAAGGAATCCATCTGACTCCGTCACTGTGTCTACAACCTGCCAAGTTACAGGATAACCTATGCTATTGCCTGTTGAAACGATAGAGTTTGTGTTTAGTATTTTCACAGTGTCCTTGACACTCTTGCCTGTCTTATAGTCGTAAATTTTTTCCTCAACATCGTAATGGAACTTATTCTGTGATTCCGATTCAAATATGTAATCCAATTTCCTGTACTGTACCGTGTATGTGTTCCCATTATTAGCAAAATTGAACCACCAGCTGGCATCTAGGTTCGTTCCTGCTGTGCTACCGGCATTGTTGGTATCAAACACCGAACTTGTGCTCAAGTTGGTGCTTGTAATTACTTTCCATTCTTCTGAATCTTGATCGTATCTCAGACCAAATTCCTCGTATTCTTCTATCCTATCGATTATGTCTGCTTCAAGAGTTGTTGAGAATGATGTTGTGAAGTTTGGTATCACTGCACTGATCACTGCTCCATCTGGTACTATGTTGTTGAGCGTTACTGGTCCTACACCTGACTCAAGATTCCCTACTCCGGAGTTGGCACCATCTCCTACCACTGCTCCGATCTTCACCCATAATCTGTCCTCTGCATTTCCCGTTGTCGATGTAACCAATTTCCCATTTAGGAATTTCCTCGTGTCCGGTGATGTAAACTTTATTAATGCACCTGTTTTAGCATATTTCAAATTCGAGGTCGCAAAATCGCCTAGGACTAGTGCTCCTCCTGATGTGAAATACCCTGTGTTGGTGTTTGTCGAAGTTGTTGTTGAATTCCATGTTGCTGACAAAGAACTGAGATCCTTTGTTGCGTATTTTAAATAGTAGAACTGCCTTGAGTATGCTTCTTTTAATTTCGCTTCAACAGATGTGTCGATAGTTGACTGTATGTTGCTCCTGTTGTTAAAGTTGAAAGTGAACTGCTGTTTGCTCTCTTCCCTGTACAATATTCCATCATCAGCGAACACACTCACGTTTGAATACGCTCCTGTCGGGTCTAGTATTTCTTTTGCTCTCGATATGCCTGATGCTGTCCTGTTTACAGATCTGACCTTGACTATTTCCTGCGATGCTGACAACGGGACAACCTGGTAGTCTTCCGCTGTTATCATCCTGTTCTGGGAGTAGTACACCTGTGGTGCCTTCTCCTTGATAGAATTGTTCGTCTCCGTAGCCGCGGCATTGTAGACGCTGGCCTTGAGACTCATCGTTATACTCAGTGACTGCTGTGCACCATTGGCGTCAGTGTACGGTACGGTCAAAGACACACCCTGCATGTCCGCTGGTTGTATTGCATACTTGGCATTGTCACTGATCCTGTGATATGTCCTGAAAGATCCCAATGGTAGGTTTGAGAAATTTCCATCACCAAACACAAGGTCAACAGAATCGTCCTCTTTCGTTACAACATTGTAAGTATTTCTCTCTGATTTTGCTAGTGAATTGTAAATGGCATTATTGCCTGACAGCGAAGGTATATTGGTCCATTCTTCTGACAGCTGTCCAAACTGGTCCAACTTGTACAACCAGACATCCGTGTTGTTGATGTTTGAAATATTTAAACTTTTGACATAATTTGTTGTAGCGGTATCCACAGAAAAATTTTGTTGTTGCAATGTTCCTTGTTTGAAAAGGAAGAAGAAACCTGTGTTGTTTGAGCTGTCACCCGAACCATCTGTTCTGTAGGTGTAAGTCAGTCCTGTTCCTGGCACTGGTGATGACTCGTATATTGATTCCGAGGCGTTTATAGTGCTTGGCACTATCTCAAAAGATCTAGTTGTTCCGCCAATCGACTTGCTAAATGTGAATATTGGTAGGTCCAATTGGTTGGTACTCAGTGTGTACACTTCTGTTTCAATCCCAGCTATCTCTGATGATTCCCTTGGTTGTCCAAACAACTGTCCTGTCTGGTTCGCCGCATTTAGTATTGCTGTGAACTGTTCTCTGTAGTTTGAGTTTGCTGAATCATTCCAAATTATTGTGCTGTTTGCGAGATTTGTTCCAGAACTGTCTAGTACATCCTGTGTTGATGAAATAGAATCAATCTTTAAAAGCCCGGTTGCTGGTTGGTTCCTCTTCGCGTTGTAGTTGATCAGTCTCGCTAATCTTAAAACACTATTCCTTCTCTCTGCAGTCTCTAGGAAGTTCTCCCTGGCATTCAGATCCACCCTGAAAGAAAGTGCTTGTGCCACGTAGGCAATCAAATCGATGAGTGCAACATATTCAGAACTCTCCACAAAGTCATTGAAATCATCCGGGTAGTTCTCACGCAGATACGCCACCATGGTCCTTCTAAGTGTTTCGAAGTCGTAGCTCTTGAAATCTGCCTGTTGGAAGGACTGGTAGATCTTTCTCCAATCTTCCGCTACAAGTAATCTGTTCTGTCTATCTGTGGTTGCCATAGTATATACAACGATATTTATGTGTTAAGAAATGTGCGTGTATTAAGATAGACGCAACAGTGAGTTCTCGTCAAAGTTGAATCTCAGTTTCTCTGTGATATTCAAGGGAACATAGGTGATAGTGGCCTGTATGGCTATGCCCTTGTCTGCTTCCGTGACCAGTATTTCCTCTGTGGCTATACGCGGATCTGCATTCAAGTTAGCTGTGATGTCCTCAACAATGGCGTCTTTGAGTGCTTCTGTGAACGGTTCGAATATGGCATCATATATTATAGTGCCGAACTCCGGGTTCTCCACCCTCTCGCCCTTACGCACAGATAGTCTGTTTATGAGATCCTGTTTGGCCGCCTCGAAGTCATACAGTTTGAAGTTCTGCTTGTCCGCACGTGAACTGAAACCCTTGAAGGTCACCGTCTTGTTGGATAAACCACCTGCTCCTGATCCTGAATCTCCGTATGCCATATACTGTATTTACTCCCTAAAATCTAAAGAAATCCTTCACCGCACTGATGCCTGCGTTGACAACAGACGATATCTGTCCTTGGATGAAATTGATCACTTGT